GGCGGTAATAGTAATGACGCTTGGGTAGGTGGTAGCGGTTCAACAAGTGATGGGGATTGGATTATAACAAACGGTGTTTGGACTATAACACCCGACGCAACCGACCTTTCATACACTTTTTTTACCTGCTTCACATATACTACTGCACCAAGTAATGGAACAGTATTACTATCCTTAGATAATGGAACGCATAAGGTCGAGGTTCAATCAGATGGCACTACTACCGGACTTAAAGTAGTGGGTGCTACTACTGCTACTTTCTCAGACCTTGATTTAAATGTTAGTGGTGACGAGGCCGTTCCTATTATGTTAAGATTAACTCTTGAAGATGGGGGCGCAGTAAAGTGTTATCGTTATGAAATAGAAGAGAACGATGATGCAGTAATTGATTCTATATCAATCACAGGTGCAAGCGGCTCTTCCCGCGCAGTTAAATGGGGCAACACAAGCGGTTCAGTCAAATGGTCTGCTATTTACTACTCAAAATTTGGTGCATTCACCCCAAGAGAGTTAATCCCATCTGACTTCGCACAAGATATTCATGTTAGAATGGCTTTAGCCGTTATAGAACACTTAAAAACAAGCAACAAACCATATATAAAGACTCAAGTGGATAATGCAAATATAGTATTCGCGTATGATATTTCCCCTGATAACTTAAGGACATTACAAACACCCACCATTCATATATTTGTAAGCGATATATCTTCCCCTGAATTTGACGCTCTTGGCGGCTCTTCAGTCGAGCAAAAATACGATGTTGAGGTTTATGTGACTACTAAAGGCACTAATTATGAGAACGCATATATGTTAGCCCTTAACATTTTAGGGGAAGTTTTCGATGAATTATATACTTCAACAGGACTTAGTGGGACTACCGATAGTCTTGAAAGTCACGATTGTGTATTAGATACGAGAACGGATAATGACGAAATAATTTGCACGCACCGATTAACTATCACTTATAGGCGAAGAATTAAGATGACTCGACGCTAATTAAAGCGTATATTTATAGGACACTTAAGCACTACAAGAACACATAGAGGACTGCTAATGGGTGTTGAATGGTTAAATAGATATGTTGCGCTTGAGAAAGAGGACACCTATGGTGTCGAACCCGGAACAGTATCAAAGATTGTAATGACTGACGATGGAACCGGATGGACTTCCAGCGCAAGCGGAACATGGGTTTTGACTTCCGCAAACGGCACAGGCGCGAGTGGAACAGTCACAACCGTTGGTGGAACCGCTACTACTATTACTTCATTTACAGTCTTAGAAGGTGGACAGAAGTATTCACACAATGATACTTTTACACTAACAATTTCAGGATTAGGAACCGGTGTAGCACCCGTTGTTACTATTTCTATTGGTGGTGCGCCCGAATCAACAGACGGCAAGACCGACGGAACAAACAACACTAACGGAATTATTTACGGAGAGTGTGATGACGAGTCAATGAAGCAGACTTTTGAGTTACTTACTCGCTCAGATATGAGCCGACAAGTAGCATCTAAGGCTGTTACTAACACTCAGTATGGTGAAGGTTCAATTAACCTTGCGATACAGCCTGACGATTTCATGGGCAACATTTTATACGCTTTCTTACCTGTTGAGGAAATTGGAACAAAGTGCCTACGCACAGCAACCATTAATGCGGCGGGTGGCGGTGGAACAACCGGCTCTTATATCGTTGAGGTTAGTGCGGCAACAACCACTACCGAGAAGGCTTGGGTTGCTATCAAGACCGAAGGAAGCGGTATAACAACCGTAAACATTGTAAATCCGGGTAAAGGGCTTACAGGGACGCTATCGGTAGTATCATTGGTTACAGATAAGGAAGGTAAGGCTACCGGACTTACAGGCTCACCTACTCTTACTCTTGGTTATGGGACTGATGAAGAAGTCCATGTTTTCAATGAACCTACACTAAGCACACACGCTTACCCTTCATACACCATGAGAATTGGTCGAGAAGGTAAGGAACACACATTTAGCGGAATGGTCGCTACTAAACTATCAGTTAGCGCTAACCTTAACGAGTATGTTATGGCATCCGTTGATTGGGTAGGTAAGAATGAGGAAGTTCCTTCACTACTACAAACTAATGTTCCTTTCGCCGGTCTAAATACTGACGCTCTTCACTTCGCTGACGCAGAAGTGTATTTCAGCGACAACACAAGCAAGACCATTAAGGTTCAACAAATATCTTTTGAGATTAACATTAACCGTGATAATGATTCGGCTTATGCTGTCGGAAGTCGTTCTTTCACAAGAGCGCCACCTACCCGCACAAGGGAGATTACCGGCACACTTGAGTTTAACGAAGTTATCCACACTACAACCACAGCCGAGCCTACATACTCAGAATTAACGGCACAGTCCGTTCATATTCTGCAACCGGACTTGGGTGCAGGTGCTATACGCATGAAGTTTAAGAATGAAGCAGGAACGGAATACCTTGAGGTTGAGTTTTACAATGTAAGATTTGAAGCCCCCGAAGCATCAGTTAGTGGTCGTGACCCTAATAGAATGTCTGTTGGGTTCCAATGTTTCTTTGATGCAAAGCAGGGTGGCGCTCAGAAGTCTATACAGGCTGTGTTGAGTGGTGCAGTAGGCGGCGCAGTTCAAGTTACTGCTTACAGCGCATAAGGTGGTCTGAATGTCTAAGGTTAAATTTATTTCTCTTGACGCAGACGGTAATCCTTACCCTATTAAGAAGAAACCTGCTAAGAAAGCAGACGAAGAAGAGTAAGTATGCCTACCAAAACCTTTAGAAACTCTATCGGAGTTTGGGAGATACAGGAAGATGGAACAGTCCGTCTTATAAGTGAGGCCGAAGAGCCTAAAGTGAAAAAGAGAGTGAAGAAATATGCCGGTAGCACAAAAAGAAATTGAATTAGATGACGGAAGTATGATACTTGTTAAACAAGCATCAGGAAGAAAGAAACTAAAGTTAGAGGCTTTACAAGCACGAACCTTTAGAAAGTTTAGGCATTTCGGCCTTCCCAATGATTGGACACAAGAACAACACGAAGAATTTTCAGACGCTTTAGATGAGGTAGGTGCAGGAATAGAGGCACAGGTCGAGTCTTGGTTGCCCGATTGCATTCTAACAGAAGGTGTTGATTTAGACGACCTAACTTCTTCTGAAGTAATGATTCTATTAAATTGGGTTAGGGGAGATACCGAAGAGGCATCAGTCCCTTTGGAATCTTCGCAAGAGTAGCGCCCTCTCTTTGCATGGCGTTCAAGGGCGTTTTACCTTCCGACTTATGGGACAGGTATGACCGTGAGGATGGCTTCGATAGATTGATGTTAGATATAGAAATTGCTAACGAAATTAATGATTTAGTTTCTGAAGCACATAAAGACGCTAAAAAGGGTGCTAACGCAGATTCGGCTAAGGGTATGGTTTCAAGAAGGAATCAGCGTAGGAAGGAACGAGCAACACATTTAAGCAACACCAATGACTTCTTCGATACCATAGAGAAAGCAGGCGTGCCTGTGCGGAGAGAAGGTGGAGTGGATGAATCATGATAACACCCGTTGATGTCGGTCTTTTTACCCCTATATTATTTATTCTATGTGGGGTCTTACTTGTAGTCCTACGAGCGGGCGCTTCAAGGGTTTTCTTCGATGTGGTAGGTGTTTTCCAAGCAAACAAAATGCTTCAAGATACAGAAGCCGCAGTTACTATGATGAATGCTATTGTAATTGATGGTTTAAGTGGTATGGAAGAATCCGGTGCTATGGTAGCCGAACAGATGCAAAAAATAGTCGAGGCTACTGTTCCTTTATCTTATGAATTAGAAAAGGCTACAATTGAATTTGATAAATTTATTAATCTATCATTAGATGGGGGGCCTGCTCTATCCAGCGAGGTTAGAGAAGTAGGACTTCAATTTGGGTTTACTGCTGAACAATCACTTGAAGCAGGTGCAAGAATGGCGCAATTATCTTCTATTATAGGGCAAGAAACTGTTCCACAGGCTACGGAGATGGCTTTGGCTTTCGGTCTTATAGGTGATATGTCCCCTGAAGCCGCCATGCAAAAACTAATTAATCTTCAACAACAGACAGGTTTTATATTCAAAAACACTACTAAAGAGGCTTATAAGAATTTAGAAGCCGACGAAAAGCGGTTAATAGTCAAAAAAGAAATGGCCGATGTTCTAAACACACTCAACAAGGTCGAAGATAATTCAGCCGCAACCATGAGCAAGATAACTAATGTAATGAATGAGTTTGCATCACAGGCTCACCTTGCTGGTGAATCAATAAGTATGATGGCGGCTATGTCCGCTACTCTTATTGAGGCCGGTGAAGAACAAGGCAAGGGTGGCCGCGCACTTAGAATGATTTATGCCCGTCTTGGTGCAGACACAGGTGGTGCGGCAACCACTTTACAAAAGTTAGGTGTTGAAACAAAGAATGCTGACGGCTCTCTTAGGGCGCTTTCAGATGTATTAGCGGACTTAAACCCAAAGTGGCAACAAATGAATAGCGGGCAAAAACAATTCATAGCACAACAAGTCGCAGGTAATAGACATTATGTTAGATTCATTAAATTAGCAGAAAACCACGACAGGATTCTTCAATTGAATAATGCTACAACGGGAAAGATGGGTGAAGTTTATTCTGAAACACTTGAGCCGGTAGGGTTTTTAAATGCCTTAATGGAGAGTAATGCGATAAGTTTAGATAAAGTAAATGCTGAATTAGAAATTAATGCGGCTTTGATGGGTAATTTCTTTATTCCCACTACAATAGGTGCAAAAGAATTTCAGTTAGCGTTTAACAAAGAACTTACGCACTTCGTATTTCTTTTAGATAAAGCAGGCACAAGTTCTTACAATTTAGGAAAAGTATTAAGAGGATTCTTTGAATTTCAACAAATAATAAGTAGTAGTTTTGCACCATTTTTTAGTGCTATGATAAATGTTAAGGCTATGAATATAGCACTTATGACCCAAAGACAAATTATGCGGGCTTTACAGGGCGTGGCTTTGTCCAAGAATGCGACTACTAAAAAGGCACAGGAACAAGAGCAAATCCAGCACGCGGAAATTATTATGTTAATGGAAGCACAAATAGCATTGAGTCATGAAATGCGTGTCGAAGAAATGGCAAGGGCAGGGGTAAACAAGACTGCGGCTGGTGTAAAGAAAGGTAATATGCAAACCGAGATAGTGGGTTTACACAAAGTAAGAAA